TGCGCTTTGATCTGGACTTCTGCTGCTTTGATTTCCAGTTCCTTCTGCTTGTTCTGCATCTCCATCTGCGCCATTTGCTGTTCAGGCGATGGGCCTTCTGGTTGTACATCTGCCGGGTTGGTTAGGAAAGCATCTACATCCTTAAATCCCATGTTCTCGATCATCTGAGCGCCGAGGTTGTACAGGTTCTGCTCGTTGACGATCGACAAACCACCGGCCATTGCCTGGGATGCGAATTGCGTGAGCTGTGCGAGCTGCATCGCCTTCTGGTCCCGGTTGCCGTGGCCCAGCCCAACTGAGACAACGCAATCCATCTTGTCGCGCCACATGTCAGGACGTACCGGAACCCACTCTTGTCTGAGCATGATCACACGCTCTTTGTCCTGGTGTTTGGATACCAGTTCGTAGATAAGTTCGGCCAGGCGTTTAACACCTGTCTCGGCAAAGACCCTGGCTATAAGCTCCACACGCTGCTGTGCGGCTGTCATCACCTGGTTGACCGCGGTAGCGGTGGTGTGAGATGTAAGGGCGCTGTCGTCCAGACCCTGGCTCATACGGGATATGCCGGAGCGTTCCTCGCGGATCTGGTCGAGGTACTGCATCATCTGGAAGACGTAGGGCTGTAACTGCGGGGTTGGCAGTGGTTGGACTGCGCCCTGTGCCTTGGCTCGTACAATCCCCCCTGGGCGACTTGTAAGAAGGTCATCCAGATTCACCATGCCTTCCTGCACCACAACCCGACCGGAGTTCTGTAGGTACATGTTGTCGAGGAGACTCCGCAGCAGAGTGGTTTTGATGAGCTGTAAATCTTCCACCTGGTCGGTGATCGACATGCCTACGATCTGGTGTGGCAACGGGGTTGGCGTGATGGTTGCAAACGGAATGGTGTCAGCCGGTTCGTTGTCCAGGATCTGGCGACCGGCGTAGAAGACGCGGCGCAGCTCGTTAATACCGTCACCGTCGTAATCGACTTTCAGGTATGCCTCATTCACCCAGACTTCACGGCTCGGGCCGACATCATCATTATCCCAGCGGGAGTAGGTTGACGAATCGAACGAATAACGTGCGTCACGTTCCTCATTAAATCCCAACTGATCACCACTGCCGATTTCTTCTTCGTTGACGTCGTAGCCCATCTCACGCAGTTCACTCAGCGTCATCCTGCGGCGGTGGCAGACAAAACGTGCGTCCTCGACGTTCTTAGCCTCGGTCGAGATCAGGAATTCTTCAGGCGGCACGTTGTCGATCTTGACCCGGCCCTTCCTGGCGTGACGGGTGATAGTGACATCGTGCAGAACTTCCGCAAGCGATATTTCTTCTTCTGTTTCTTCCTCATCACGTTTCTCTGTGTGTTCGAGGACTTCAACATCATCGCTTGATATAAGCGCTTCGAGTTCAACATCCGTCAGGTCATGGTATTCCTCTCTATCCCAGCGATCGGCATCATCCCACCAGCATTTCACAATGCCCAGCTTTTGAATCAGCGCATCGCTTGCCCAGGTAAGGAAGATGTTGAACCAGTTGTTGTCACGGGTGAGGATGTAGTTGACGTAATCGGTTGACTGCTGTGCGCCTGCTACGTCTTCTGGACCTTCGGGTGTGAATCTGACGATCTCGTCGGATGAGGCGAAGATCCGCATGAGTGAAGGCTTGATCCATTCGATGGTGTCCATCACAGTGGTATCGACCACCTGGGACCGCGAATCTATTTCGTTACCGTACGGTTCCGCATAGTATCGGAGCAATGAGTCACGCCGTACTTCCGACAGTTCATCGTTGTTGCCCTGTGCGGAGCTGAGTTCGTCTTCGACTCTAGCCAGCAGTTCTTCGTCTGTTAGTTTTGCCATAATTCCTTATCGTCTAGGCATTAAAAAAGCCACCCGAAGGTGGCTCTTTGGATCTTGTTTTACTTACCGGCCAGGGCCAGAAACATAGATGTCGCCAAACGAGCGGTCAAAAGTTCCATCCCTCAATCCTCTTAAGCGCTCGTGCAAGCTCCGTAAGAAGAGTGATTTGCTGCCTCTGCCTTCCAATCGCTTGATCTGCCGCTCCAGCGATTGGATCGCCCGTTGTCGTTCTTCCAGTGTAGCCGCCATCGTCAAATCCCCCATCTGCTGTTTTTCCAAAGACTTCCGTATTATACCAAAATGGTTTAGATGAAACGATGCTAGCAATTTTTTCTGCCTTTTCCGCTAAATCAGCCAATTCATTTTCTTTCTGTTGTTTAATCTCGTATATGAGATCCGGGTTCGCCTTTAATTTTGCACGCAGATCGTCATCAAATCGTATATCAATTTCCGGCACCCATTGAATGTAAAAACCACCTACACCAGAAACTTTTGCTCGATCTCCTTCCTGTACAAAACGATTGGATGGAATAATTGTATAACCCGGCTGATCTTTCAAAAGTTTTTTCAACACCGGCATAGCATCTCTAATCTTGTCCGGGTCAAACATTATCTCTACACCAGGCCGGGAATTTAATCCTTCTCCATCCGGCATTACCTTCGATACAAAAACATCAGATTGATTATGATCCAGACCCGCCTGGATAACATTTTGATAATACGGTAACGGATCCCAACCCTCTCTAGCTACCACTTGTGAATCAGAAGACAATTCTGGTTCACCAAAATAATAACCCGCAGAGGTTGGCGCTGTTGCCGCAAGAACCATCGGATCTTCATTCAATCCCTGCGTCAGTGTTCCTTGTATCGCAAGAAAATCTTCAAGTGTCGGCGTAGTTTGCTGCGTAGGTGAAACACCACCTCGATAACGCTCAACATCCGCAAGCAATTCAACTAAATTCGCACTATCATCTTTAGGTGTCCAACCTTCCCCTTCCCAAATATTCTTTTCGTTTAACCATTCAAATGCCTGGAGATCCCTTGCTCCTTTAATGTCATAACCCATCTCGCGTAATTTAAACAAAGCATCATCAGTCACATCTGATGCAAATCCGTAAGCACCGCTAATCTTAATCGGCAAACCTTCTGATTGTTTACCCTTCCAAATGGCAAATGGTTGGTCTCCTTCTCCCATTAATCCAACTCTCGGTTTTGCACCTAGACCAGATCCGACCCACATACCTTCAACTGCGTTCAATTTTGGGATCACTCGCTTATGGCGCTGATCTAACTGACCTGCCAGACGTTGGTTAGTTCGAGCATTCCAAACATCAACAGTCGTGTCATACGAAGTGCCAACTACATTGCCACCATATCGGCGCATCTTCGGGCCTGTACCAGGGGACACATCTCGAAATTTACCCAACATAGCAAGCATGGCATTACGCCCATTCTTGCCGTATTTCTTACCGTTAGCCTGCCGAATAATATATTGATCCGGCAGCTTGTCCAAACTATTACCATCAGCAAGCCACTTATCCATAAACTCTAATTGCTTATCAAAAGCACCACTAGCAAACCTACCAAGCGCTTCTTCAGCAAATTTAAAGTTCGTCGATAATCTTGTGTCTGGTGAAAGTGCTGCTAAGAGATCACCATAAATATCAGCGACTGATCCGTAATCAGTACGCAGTCTATTTTCAACCTTCTGATACCACTCAAAAGCTTGCTTAATAATCTGAGCATTATGATCAGGGCGATTCATAATGGTTGCAACTTCATTAGCCATTGCACCACCCATACTCGAAACTTTCTTTTGCCGATCTGTGCCGGTTAACTCAAGTCCTGTGTCTGGATCTCTATGGAAATCAAATCCTGCATTTTTGGCACTGATAACAGGCTTATAGACATCACCTTTAGAGGTTTCAGTTTTTATTAATTTTTGAACCGAATACGGTTGCCATCCTTGGTCTGGATGATGGGTTTTTCGATAATCAAGAATCGCCTTGCTGACAGTATTACGTTGCTCTCTACTTAAACCATACTCATCACTTTTAAGTAGCTTTTTCTCATCCGATGTAAGGCTGGCACTCGGTGTTACTACTTCTCTAGGTTCCCCAGAATACAAAAATCCCTTCTTCAAAAGCGCTTCGCGACTTTCCAACAACGGTGGAGTTTGTGTGTCATCCGGCCACATCGACAGGGCTTGCCCTGTTGCTGCTTCCCTGGTTGCCAAGGCAGGCGCTTGTTCCAGTGCCTGGATCAGACCGCCTTCTGCCTTTACACCCGGTTCTTTTGTCCGCGTAGCGACCTGCTGACCTGGTTGTACGCGGCGTGGGTGTGCCTTTGTTTGACGGATAAACGCTCTGACAGCATCGTCGCTGCCGCCGGTCCTTCCCCAACCCGTCGCGGATAAAGCGAGACTTGGGATAAATGCGCCCTGTTGTGCCGTCATTTCATTGTAATCAGGTACTGGCAATCCCGTCCTTTCTGCTTTCGCAATCGCCCACTGCTGATACCGATTAGCCTTGTCGGCAACATCCTCACCAACTTTCAACAAGGCATCGCTAGCAAGCGGCCTTACCGGGTTTAAGGCTGAGAGCAAATGAGCGCTGGTTCCAACTGGCGAACCACCCCTGGTAGTCTCTGCCCAATCCATCAGACCCTGTAGGATCTGGTTACGGTATCGTTCTGGATACTGGCTTAAATAGTCCCGATACCAATCAGGATCAACCCATTCACGGACCTTTTCAGCCCCTGGGGTCTGACTTAAATAGTTCCACAACCCGGATGGACCAGGTAGCCAATCCCACATGCCAGCCATTAGACGATACCGAGGTCAGGGTATTTAATTTCTTCCTTCCAGATGGAGTCTCCCAGGGGCATGGCGAAGCGGGTGGATTGGACTGCGTACCTGGTAGCCGCCATCAGGTCGTCTTTTAACGGTACGATCTTGTTGTCCTTGCGGTGATACATCCGAAATTCCTCCAGCCAATCGCCCAGCGTGTTAAATACCTGGAAGCGTCCCTGCTCCATCATCGTCAGCATCTTCATAATTCCTGTTTCGATGGAGTTATTCCCTTTCTTCTCTCCCACGGCAACGGGGTTCGTAAAATGTTCTGGTAGCATGTTGAGTCCGTGGGTTCTGTACTGGTCGGTGAGGCCCGGATTACCCATGCTATCCCGTCTGTGACCATCGTGAGGCCACGCGCAAGGCGTGAACCCCGTCCTGCTTCTAATAGCCTGTGCATGGACATACGGCGCTGCTTTGCTCTGCCTGTAGGTGTCGTAGATGACGATTCTTTCTTCATCGGTTCCGTAGGTGTCAGGGTCCACTGCCACGCCAACCCACGCAGTGGGGTGGTCGTAGCCGAAATCTATCCCCCCGATACGCGGCCAGTCGGACGGTATGGGGAAGGGTTCAACAAGAATCCTGTCTTCCATCACAGGGAATACGAGGCCAGAGCCGATAGACGGCCTGCCGTGCTTCCGCATCTCCCTTTCGTGCGGGGAGTAGGTCGCCAGGATCTGCTCCATAACAGCTTCTGAAAGGTGTCCAGATTCACCTTTTACGACCGTTTTTACCCTTTCGGACGCATCATCCCACCCTGCATTCGTCAGGGACTGACCCGGTTTTAGATCATTCAGAAACTGGGCCGTAATACGGTCGAATCCCTGCTCCGGGGTGTAGGTCATCATCACCTGGCCCCTCTTGTCCAGGGTCCTGGTGACGGCCTGGGAGTAGATATCCGAGGGGGGTAGCTCATCCAGCCATACTAAGTCCACTGCCCGGCCATACCAGCGCTCCTGGCCCATGTTATAGGCGAGGAAGTAGAGGTAAGACGTGCCGGTAAGGTGTTGGATCTGGGCGATGGATACGGCGTTTGGTACGCCTGGTTTTCGCTCCAGTTTTATGATCTTGTTTTTCGGGATAGTCCCGGAACCCAGCTCCTCTGGTGAGCCTGGCTGGCCTAACAGCTCGGCCTGGTTTATATCCCTGACCGTTTCGTTAGACACACCCCCCACCCAGACGGTGATGGGCTTTTTATATCTTCGCCCCTGCCACCAGTCAGGATATATCCCGGTGAGGTGAAACGCGGTTTCAGAAGCCCCGCAGAATGATTTACCAATCCGGTTGCCTGCCATCAGCAAACGCTGGGAACAATCCGCTCCGGTATCGTGAAACCTTTTCTGGTACGGGTAGGGGTCGTAATCCTCTACCCGGTTATACCGCTCCCGATCTAGGATCTGTCGTTGTAGTTCTACAGCCCTGGGGAGGTTAGCTTCGCTTATCTGATTACTGTAGTGTGCCAACCTGTTCAGATTCAGTCTCCCCCATAAGCTGTGCCAGTTCCGTTCTCAGTTCGGATGTGGACTTCTCCACCACCGTCTGCTCGATCTTCTCCGTGGGCTTGTAGCCGCTACGATCTAATAGATCCCTGGCTGCCGCTAGTTTCACGGTATCGGATGTGGAGTTTTTAACCAGATCCAAAATGGTGTCCAGGGCCATCCCAGCACCATCCATCAGCCTGGTCCGGGTACGGTCTGCTATCTCCTCCCGAAACTGCTTCTTCAGCTTTGCCCCCATCACCTGGGCTGTCTTCTCAGAATACCCCGCCATGATTGCTGACTGCTTGGCGTTGGATGTTTTGATGTAGGTTTCTATGAAATTATTCTGCTTGTCTGTGAGCATATTTCTATCCTAAATACAGCGTCCGTACCGCAAAAGGCCCGTTTTTGTCTGAAAGTGGGGTTTTCAACCATACTACCCCGTGATTTCTGAGACCCATTCCCTTTTTACCCCCCTTTTTCTGGTGTTTGTGGGGAAGTGGTACTGTGGATGTGGGATGTATAAGGGTTTACTGTTGGATGTGGTATTCCCCCCATATATCTGGAACCAATATTCATGTTTCTATAAAAAATAAAAGGGGGCCGGGGGGGTCGCCAGGGCAACATCAACGATCCTTATGCAGGCCAGATCAACCACTTTACATAATGTACGTTACACGCATAGCTGTTTCGTTTAATATCAATGACTTACGCAGAATAAATGGTATTGATGGGTGCTTATGTCGCGTGGAGATAAGGTTTGGGGATGTGATCTGGGGATCCTTGGATGTGGATCAGCCCTGGATCCTGGCCGGCTGGGCGTGGGCGTGAGTGCGTGATTCAT